AACGTCACCACAGAAAATGATACGGCTGTTCTCTCCCACACGGGTCATGATTGTGTGTAGCTCACCATCAGACATGTTCTGTACCTCATCGACCACGATTACGCAATTCTCAAATGTACAGCCACGTAGATATGATGTGGATGCAAAGTGAACAGTTTGTTTCTGTTTTAGAATCTGGTAAGCGTCACCTCGATTGAATAGCTTAGTTGCAATGTCGAAGTAAGGCTCTTCGTATACTGCTTCTTTCTGCTTTTGCGATCCAGGTAAGAATCCTTGATCACGTGAGGGTACTGTCGATCTTACGATAAAAACTTTCTCTCTTCCGTTCTTGGTGTTCATCACATCTGAAATTGCAAAATAGAGACCCAGAAAGGTTTTACCTGTACCAGCTATTCCGTGAAGCATAAGATTGCTTCCAGAATTCCATGCTTCGAATGCAATGCGCTGGTTATCAGTCATAGGTTTAATATCTTTACTGACTGAAAAGTGTGAGGAGTATGTGTTAGTTTCGTCTAATACTCCTTGCTGTTTTAGAACACGTTTTTGCTTTTTAGTTAATCGCTGTTGGTTAGCAGGCATGTAATCATCCTTATAGTAGTTAGCGAGTTTGAATGGTTGAGTCCGAAATACCTTTTGAATTGCCCTTCTTTATATGTTTAAGTAGTGAATTAAATTCGCCGTCTGTCTTGCGAACACCCAGTCTCATAGAGTCACCCAAAGAAGGAGCTCCAGTTAAGAATTGTTGCAGATGAGGATTCTTTTCTTTGAAGTCATCTAGTTCGGATATCTTCATAGTGACTTCTGTTTCTTCACCAGTTTCGATATCACGAAAGTTGTAAGTTGGCATGTTATTCTCCTATAAAAAAAGGGGACAGCAGAAAATGGCAATCCCCTTGGCACTTTACCATTTCAAAGATATTTATACTATCATTTCGTAGATTTCTTTCCAGTTATTAACTCGAGGAGCACAACCATCGTAATAAGCATTGTGTTCATGAGCCATCAAGATGCTGTTAAGACCACAGTCAAACCCAACATCAGCATTTTCTGGCTTGTCTTCAACCCAGAAGCAACCGCTGTCTTTGTACTCAGCAAGTGCTTCGTCTTTGTCAGCACCAGTGTCAAGGTAAGTGTAACGCTCGAACGCAGTGGGACCGAACAACTCAATCAAGTTTTTAGTACGTAAGTGCTGGGCATACTGATCATCGCTCAAGCTAGTTACTGCATGGAACACATAGCCATGCTCTTCGTGGAGTTTGCGGACGTATTTGATTGCATCACGCAATGGTGGAAGTTTGCGAATAGTAGCACTCTCGTTGAACATTCGACATAACTTTTTGGCTTCGGCTTTTTCAATGCCGTATTTGATGTACATTTTGTATTCGTTTTCGACTTTGGCGACATAACCGTGGCGAGTCATCCACGCATGGAAAGCGTACTCCCAGTCAAGGAGAACACCATCGCAATCGACTAAAATAACTTTTTCTGGATTCGCATATATCATTCTGTAGTTTTTTCTCTCTCAATCTCAATTACATAGTAAGTATATTCCACATATGGGTCTGTGTCAACACTTTTTTTCAAAAAATAATAAAAAAGCCCAAGATGTACTTGGGCTGTAAGGTAGATGCTAAGTTATGTAGGAATTTTTTTGCTTTGCTTTTTGTCTACGTGCTTTCTGAATCGCAGACTTTTTCCTATCATATCGCTTTTTGTCCTTCCGATTATAAGTTTTAGAGTCTCGCTCTTCTTCTTCGTACCAATCTCGGAATTTCTTGTGCTTAGCCATTTATCTCTCACTCAGTCTTTTTTGCCTTGGTTGGAATAAAGTCACCTAGTGCTTCTACTAGTACATCAGCAGGCAAGCCTTTCAGTGGCTTTTGTTTAATCATCTTGATCAATAGTTCCGCATCTTCTTTGTCAACTGTCTCTAGCATCTGGATGAAGAGTGCTTCTCTACGGATAGGATGAATGTTATCTCCGTTAAACCCTTTTATGAAATACGGTAGTTTCCGTGTTTCTCTGTAAAGCATACCTTGTGAGTCTGGTAGTTCTGACGGAGTGTAAGGTGGTGCAGACTTTGGTATATTCAGCACCATGCTCTTATCGTACATCACTTTGAGGATAGTCCGTAGTGGATTAGAATTATGTTTCTTTAGCCACTCGATTTTATCTTCACGCTTCTTCAACTCACAGGCTTTATTGACGATTTCAGCCAACGATATTGTACTCATTTAAAACTCCGTTATTACTTCCATTAGATTTTTTAATTTGTTGTGAATGAAATAATTAAAGAGTTGTGACCTATCACGGGTGTTCTCTTGATTCCACTCAGCTAATACTTGTTCTTTTATATAGTCTGGAACTTGTTCTAAATCAATCAATGATTTGTTACGTAGGTAATTACGTTTGACTTCTCCAGTCATAGTATTTATGTCTTGCCATTCTGCGAGGCGCTTTTGCGTAATAGGACGCTGGCGCTCACCAATGACTAGACAGTTATCAGCCGAAAGAATGTTTGGCACACCGTCTCCTGCGTCACCCTTGATGATATGCTCATACAAGTATTTCTCAGGTGAAGAGTGTGTAATCCAACGTTTACGTGTAGGATCGTACTGCTTAACGTTTGCGTACTTGTGTAGCTGAATGTAGTCTTTATCACCAGACAAGATTAGAATCTGCTCAGAACCAATGTTAAGCTCAGTGCCTTCTTGGTGTACGATGGTACCAATGATATCATCAGCCTCAGCAGATTCGATTTGAATTACCTTGTAGGGGAAGAAAGTCTTCAACTCTTCACGAATCTTATTCAGAGACGTAAAGATTGCATTCCAGTCTAACTCTGACTCGTTACGTGCTTTCTTACGATTAGCTTTGTAGTAAGGGTAGTTCTGTCTGCGCCAGTAATTCTTGTCATCAGCACAGATAACAAGTTCGCCAAACTCAGCATTGAACTTCTTACGATTGGATCGTAGTGTGTTGAGAATCATGTGGCGCAACATGTTCTCATCAATTTGTGCATTTTTATGATTACCAATCTGCGCCATCATGTTGGAAATCATTACTTGGTTTAAGTCTACTAGTATCATAATATTTTCTCCATATCTACTTTTTATATAGTAGCATCATTTGGAGCCTCTGTCAAGTCATTTAGACATTTTTATGCAAGTATTCGTTTTAACAAATTGTTCCACTCAAGCGATCTTGCTTCAGTGTTATGGTGGAAGTCTGCAATCGTTTTGTCGTTTGCGAGACGTTGTGCCATCTTAGCTCTCATGTTCTTGTTGAGGTAGATTTCGATAGCAGATTTCAACTCAACATAGAATCTATCAGCGTGGGCTTGTCGATCCTCAGTGTAGTCATACATCGCCGTCATACCAAAACTAGTTTCAGGCAGAGCCGCTAGACTTGAGTGTACGCACATTAGACCAGCACTCATAGCTTCAATCAGAGTTAGACAAGAGGTTTCTTGCCAGGTCGATGGATAAGCTAAAATATGATTCTTTTTCAACTCTTCACGGATACGATCATTAGAGACTGATCCATAGTAGTTGATGTATGGATGATTACGTAGCTCATCAAACAACTCTTTGTACGGCTCATCATTCTCTGGCCAGCCATACAACTGAAAAGAGGAGAACACGTTCAATTCGATAGCATCACCATACTCTTGAGATAACGCTTTATAAGCCGCTAGTACGATATCCAAGCCACGATGTGGTGTTGAGAAGTAGATAAGTCTAATCTTATCTGTCGGCTTAGTATGTTTCTCAATAGGTTCAATTGAGTTGCGAATCACGGTGCCCTTAGAGAAAGGAACTCCACGATACGCATTAAACATCTGTTGTTGCCAGTACGATACGAATACAATCTTATCGAACTTATCCCAGCCACCGTTGGCTAGCTTCTCGTACATAGGATCTTGTGGTAGATCATGGACCACTAGAATCTGCTTCTTTAATGAGTCCTGTACACACTCCGCAAATCGGGAGTGTATGATCTGTACATTCTTTGCTAGGGATGGATTCAGTCCCTTAGTGATACGGGCAGCAACTAATTCAGTGCCGCCCTTACCATCTAGATTTAACCCAGTCGATTTACTGAATGCCATTGGGCAACTCTACTCCATCAACGTAACGTAGTTTATCCCATCGGAATGATCGCCACTCAGCAACATCCATATCCCATACAGCACAAGACGTTGTGGGCTTTTTGCGCTCAGTGCCAGATTGCATTCCGTTTGGATTTTTTGGAATGATTTCTTCTGATAGCGTTGCAATCATAGGTCGAATACTACCATCAGCTTTTTCAAACTCAATGCTAATGTGACCTTCATTTAATAGTGCTAATACTTCTTCACGTGTCATAGTGTTTCTCCATAGTTAAGGGATTACTTAGAATCCAATGTTTCATCTAACCAACACATCATACAATAATGTTCACCAAATGTCAAGTCAATAATTGGTACAATATTGAAATCACCTTGACGCTTTCTAGTGTATTGCTTTGCCGAAAAGATTCTAAATTGAATTCTAAGTTTCATAATATACTCCTATACGAGCATTTTCAGTTTATCTTCTAACTCTTCTACAGTCTTCTCTCGCCAGTCTTTGATCCATGCAAGCTTCTGATCTTCTGACCAACCGGCTAGATAGTCATTGTCTGCATCAAAGAATTGTAGAATCTCAGCTTCCTTGACAACTTGAGCATCAATAATTTGCTCGCCAACATGGCGCTGGCTAAACTCTTTTACTTCTTCCATAGTAACGCAATCTAAAGCCCAAGAAGGATCGACTGGCTGTTCTGGATTCAACTTCGCAAGCTCCTCTACGGGAATTACGTAACGTTGACGGAATGATGAAATGCAGGTAACTACTACATACTCAGGTTGTTTCTCAATGCCCATAATATTTTAACACCTCTCTAATATGTGAAGCCAAGGAAGTGTAATACACAAAGTCTTCTGGATGACCCTTGTCTTCTTTTTCAAATTCAGTCATAAACTCTTCAATAGTACTCAGATGCCACTTCAACGATTGACTAGCAATAATATCAACAGCCTCAGTATTCATCTCCACAGTACAGTTTTCACCTGCCTTAATCATCTACGTTCTCCAGTTACGACTTAGGTTTGCGAGTTCTACGCTTAGGTTTAGCGGCAGCCTCTTCTTCAGCAGCCAATGCCTCTTCTCTTGCCTTGACTTTATTTTCAAGACGCTCAACAACTTCTTCACCGTCCATCCACAAGTCTTTGTTATCTAACATAGACGCAATCTCTGCATCAGTTAAGAAACCCTCGTATACGTCCGTAAGAAGTTTCTCTGACCAGCTACGCTCATGGAGTAATTGATCAATCATCTCACCACCCTTACCTACTGCACCGCCTGAGTAGTTATGGAACATAAACATAGAATGCTCAGATACCTCTACTTGATCAGCACACATAAAGATGATAGTAGCCGCACTCATACATGCACCTTCTACTGATACTACCACTGCCGCTTCGGTCTCTTTCAGCACTCGTAGGAACTGAATAGCTGTAAATAAATCTCCACCGTAAGAGTTGATATAGATTTTAATGATATCGTTTTGACCAGAGTTGCGAATCACATCGAACCATTCAATGTATTCATCCGCAGGCTCAACAACACCGCTCAAGTAAAACTCATGTACGTTAACCGCTGCCCTGTGTGTGAAGCGATCCTTTTGCTTTGATGTACCAGTTAATATGTCCAAGAAATCACCAGTCTTTTTCATTTTTAATTTAATCCCATAGCGATTGATAGTATTTTCCGAATAGTCTAAATCCGTTTTGCATTTTCTTATTATACTCGATCATCTTCTCTTTGTCAAGCTTTCCACGACTTTTTGATTTCCATTCATAAAATTCGTAGTCTTCAGTACTGCCGTCTTCGTCTGGAAACAGTCTTAATTGACATGGTCCAACTCCGACAAATTCTATTGTAGTATATTCTGCATCTTCCTCTTCGTTATAGTAGAATGTTTCTTCGGTCTTATTCACAAGATTTGCAAATGACCAGATCATCTGTTCCATAACATAATCCCAACGGTCGAACCAATGAGCATCAGTCTCGCCGTTAGTTTTATATCTTTCGGATTCTACGTGGGTAGTTCGCAACTCGTGAGGAACATCTTCCCAGTCTACATAGGGTGCGCCTTGTTTGGTCTCTTGGAGTTGCTTTAGCATAGGTAATATGATATGGGCTAGAGTTTCGTCCATACCCCATGTATCATAACGGTCGATTTGAATCTCGACCTGGCGTTCGCCTTCGTCAACGTAAGGACCAATATTAACTTTCATTTTCCATAATCTCCAAATACTCTAGGACACTGTTCACTTGCTTCATCCATATAGTAGGCTGAAGGATAGTGCTTTAGCAAACGCTTTGCTCTATCTCGAACTTCTTTTGGTATGCCTGGAATGTCTCTGCATAGTTCACGAAGAAACTCTTCGGTCTGTATTACAGAACGTTTTCTTTCATATGGCATTGTCATAATATAGCGTACTCCTGTCAGTATGTCAAGACAATAATTCTATAGGCAAATCTGAATTGTTCATTGTATGTTGTATTATACTCTTGGGGCATTCTCGCCTACCAAGCTTGTGATAGACGTAACCTACAACTTCCTCAATGGCTTTGCGGGAACACTTACCTAGATATTTTTCGTAACACATTTGAAGTACGTCAACCTCATCTGCTTTTCGATTGTTCATGATGAAGTACACCATATCCTGTAAGTCACATTCTTTCACCGTACAACCTCTCATATTTTTCAACATAATGGGCTGCGTCAGCCACTTTACCCAATTCCTGATCATTTAGACAGTGTGTTGATAAAAGGTCAATTAACCACTCCTGACAACAAGATTTAGTTTTGATGGCAGTACTCAGAATAACCATAGCCATAGCACGTTCATGGGCATCTTCAGAAGTCATGAGTGTGACTTTAGCATCCTCTAGCATTTTTTGTTCTATCATTGGCATACGGTATTACCTATATTAGTTAGTGACGGTTTATTATGCATGGCGATGGTAGTAAAGAGAACCATGCACATGAGGGAACCGCCGCCCCACGTTCTTAATTAACAGAAAGACTTCTTATGCTTCCTGTACCCGGACTTACTTTTAACCTTCTTGTCTTGGAACACCTTAGACTTATTGTAGGTGTTCATGTGTTTTGCAACAAAATTATTTTTCATTTTACATACTCGTTTAAACCTATTTAGCGATTCTTTACTTACCTCTCCATGCCATTTCTTTCTCGAACTGCACACGGATATGCCCTGGTAAATGAGTTTGTGTATCAAGTATCGCTCGAATGTGATCATCCTCTAATCGGTACAGAGGCTTATACTGCAATGGCTGATCACCGTTCTTACCACGGGTACCCCATTTAAAGCGGAGTCGAATCTCAGCAAAATCATCTTCGTCTGTTATTCCAATCCACTCTTGATCTTCCCATGTAGTAGAACGTCGGTATTCTAAACCACCGTCGATCATATAGGTTTTACCATTGGCGTCAGTATGCGTCTTATAGTCGTGTCT